AAGCAAGTTTGTCTTCTAGAGAGCGTTTTTTATCTGCAGCTTCTGCTTCAAGAGCCTCTAGCTTCTTTTTGGCTTCAGTTGCTGATTTTGCTTCTTCCTTGATTTTTGCTATTTCGGCTTCTTTTTCTTTGTTAAGTCGATCTTGAGCTTCTTGAAATTTAACTCTGGCTAGTTTATTTTCTTCTCGAAGCTTGATAACTTCAGTAAGAGCGCTTTCTTTGGTCCAATCGTCTGGATTCTTTACTGTTTTCTTAGAATCGACGTCTTCTGCTTTAACTTCTTCTGTAGGTTTGGTTCCTGTACCAGCTGTGCTATTTAGCAGGTTATGCCCTTTCGCTAAGCCGTCAGAAGTAGCACCAGCTCCTATTAGAGTTTCCGGAGTGCTCACTTTATCCGAAACCTGAGAATCTTTCTTCTGTCCATTTAGAGTATCTAACAAATCCATACGATGTTCCTTTTCTGGCTCTACCATGAAGGGTTAAAATTAACGTGAAAGTAAATCAATTCCACTTCCACCTGGGAACGTACTACTAAAACCATTTTGATTCATATTTTTCTGGTACGGATTATGAGAATTTGAAGCCATTTGTTCCGTCATAACAGGAATAAGCTTAATTTCATAAATCATCGAAGGACTAAAGGCCGTTACTACTGGATCTTCCAGTACAAAAGGTCTTTGTTCCTTAGAAGCGGAAGTCCATTCTTGTTGAAGAATTTTCCAACGCTCGTAACATTTGTTATAATCAGAAGATTCAGCAGCTTGAATATGATCTCCGCTTGTTCTTAAGATTATAACTCCGTAAACCATCTTATCTTTTGACATTATTTTCCTCGTTGATCCCCGTTTTTACCTGACTGTTTTGAGCTGTCTTCCGAATGCTTAGCTCTGTTATCAATTTTAGCTCCAGTCACTTCTGCTTCAGCTTTTTTAGGAGCAGCAATTGGATGCTCAAGTCCATTTTCATCAAACAGCTTACCGATTTCCAATTGAAAGTTGGCTTCGGTATGCATACGTTCGCCTATATCTTCTCTAGTCTCTTTAATTGCCTTCTTGATCTCTTGTTCAGTAAGGTAAGGATAGAGTTGTTTATATGCCTGACGGTCGCCAGTTTCACGTATCTTTTGTTCAATGATAATAGTTTCCATCTGAGTTTTCGGATCAACAGGAAACTTAGGCTCTATGTAAGTAATTTCTAACTTAGCGTTATCAGAGAATCTCTTTTCTCCTGATTTTGTATAATGCGTATTCCATAACTTAGCAATTACTTTGAAGAGTTGTTGTTCACGTTCTTTAATAAGTTGTCCTCGGCGCCTATTACGATCAATTACGCCAGCTTTTTCCATCCACAAAGCAAAGCCTGAAGGACTTATCTTATCTTTATATTTAGGCATCAATCCGTGATTGACACGAACCATGTCACTGATTGACTCAATAGTTTTCAATAGTCCGGTAATATCCGCTTTAGGGTGTTCAAATCTAAAATCACCTTTTTCTCCAACCGCCACAGCTACGTCTGGGCCAATTGAAAAACCTAAAGCGTTTGCTTCTGCATTACCGTCTCTAAATACTCCAAAACCTGAATCAAAATTTCTAAAAGCTCCGCCTGCTCCTAAACCAGACACTCCAGTCAATCCTCCGAATCGACTTTGAGCAGATCCGCCTCTCAGTTGATTAAAATCGTCAGCAGGTCTGCCTTGTCTAGTATTGTTAGGACGTTCAGCTCCAGTAATAACAGGAACTCCGAAAGATTGATACTTGGCAATATGGTTTAAATCAGTTATGCGCATATTAAGAGCGTGATTCGCATATATCAACGGCTCGTTAATAGGTAAGAAGTAATAATGAGCTGGATCTTGATTAAAGAAAGGAACCGCTGGAATAACTCCATAAGGATTTTGAACTGTCATTTCCTGGCCGTCTTGGTCAATTTGATTATGACTAGTAGGACTCCAGTAAAGCATGTTAACAGGTCCAAAACTACCTTGCTTTTTATCTTTACGGTTCTTTCTGCCTATCGGTCCAGCCGTTAATATGTCGTTTGCTCCGAAAGAAGAAGGAGATATTCCATGGCCTCGAACGTGCATTTTGTTCGCAGGTCCATTTTCAGCCGTTCTGCTTGCTCCAGCGAAGCCGCCGAATCTACTATTATTAAATCCGCCGATAAGAAGTTCAGTAATATAATAAGGACTTGCTCCGTGGCGCATGTCATAAACACCGCCGTGCATCAAATCCAATTGAACTTTACCGCCTTCGTTTTTATCGACAGTAAATCCAGTACCTTCATCAATAAAGGATACTTTAACTAAAACAGTCCCTAACAAACCTAACCAACGATCAAGTTTGTCCATGATCATGGAGTATCGACTGTGTTCTTGTATTTCTTCCCAAAGTTTTTGATCTTTTGGAAGAGGCTTACCAGTTTCGCTGTCCACTACTTTATAGATAGGGGATTCTTTATATAAAATAGAGGTATCGTCAATAATCTCTTTTGTAAGGTTAATGGGTCAGAATTTGTTGTTTTTCCCTTAAATATAAGTATTTCTACTAATAATCCCAAAAAACAACTTATAAGAATTTCTTCTTACTCTCCTACCCTAGGCTTTGGGCCCGTTTTTAAATTGAGTTCTTTGTTATAATCGATTTTGTATTGCATTGAAGGAACGACGTGTTCTTTTATTATTTCTACAAATTTTTTGAAGTCTTCTACTGGAAAACTTATATAACGATATTTAGTTTTTGGGTGTTGACGTATAGTAACATTTAAATTCCATCTAGAAAAAAAATACTGCTTTATTAAAACGTGCTCTTCTTCTGTAAAAGAACAAGTAGAGAGAAAAGCTCTTCTTTCTATGGTAGAATTTTTGTGTCTTTTTACGTACAAACATCCATCATCCATCCACCATAAAGCTAATCCTAAAGG